CAAGACGGTGGACTACCTATGTCTATCAGAGCTTGGAAAGAATTTGCTAAGTTAGTTCAAATGGGTATACAACAGGAGACTGCAGCACGTGTGTGTTTTGGTTACTATGCTAGTGACGTTATTAGCAGTTTAGAGATGCAAGATGTTTAGGTTAAGAAAACCTAAGGAGCGTAAGCAACTTCTTGGATTAGCACTGAACGATAGTGATTGGGTGGTAGAGAAATCTACCACTCTCGCTATTGACCACGAGAACAAAACAATAGGCACACCTATGTACGAAGTAGATGGAGAGCTAACTAAAAATTTACACAAGCTAATGGCTGTTGTGCAAACCAAGTATGGTAAGCCACGTAAGTTAGTTGGTGTCAAGCATATGACTAAGTACGTAGACATTGCAATGAATATGTCTATCTATTGGTACATTGTGAAGAAAGCTGATAAGTTTCTTCCTGCACGATGGACTGCTAGAGGTAGAAATACTATTCATCACAATGTTCTTTGGTACTATAGAAACACACTTGGCAGAACAAATGATGAGACACTAAGGAAATTTATTGTCGACACGTTGTCTAGCTCTGCAAAGATGGGAAGAATAGAGTGGGGAAACCTTGCACATTACTTATCTAATATGCCTGGAACTATAGAAGAAGTGTTATCTCTTAGCAGATATACTCTTATGTCACGGCTCG